AACATCATCCCCTGCTTTTAATGTTAGAAAATTACCAAAGGCTGCTTCCATTAAACTCCTACCCTCCGTCTAGTTGATGGACTTGTTTGTAATCTTCTGAGTGTTGCTTGCTCTCCACGTTTTGCACCTTCTACTGCTGCCTGTTGTACTCCTGCTTGAAACTCAGCATAAGAAACATAAGACACATCATTAATAACTTGAGTGTTGAAGGTGACATCTATTGATCCATTAGCTCCTCCAGAAATTCCACCTGTTTCACCATCGCCCCCGCCACCAGCAAGAACAGCATCACCTCTTGCACCTCCAGCATACTTAGCTAAAGCATCTCCCATCTTCGATTCAGGGATGATGTACTCAGATTCTCCAGCTTCTGCTACTAAAGCGTTGGTTGGACCTGTATAAAAACCTCCTTCAGCATTTGGGATAGCAGGCAGTGGAGGTGGAGTAGAAGCGAGTGGACCTGATTGTCCTCCGTACCTGCCCCCCATATTGTTGCCCCAAGAGCTTGTGAGTGCTCCAACTCCAGCATTAACTGCTGCATTTAAGAAGGAGCGGCCCACTGACTGAGTAATGCTTCTTAAGACATCACCAAGGCTTCTGGCTCCCGTAATTGCTGCCTCGATCCCATCAACAATTCCTCCTTTTATTGTTTGTGCTATCTCAAGATATAACCTTCTTTGCTCTTCAAGACGCTTTAATAAAGTAGCTTTTTGCCTGTACTCTTCTTCATTAAATGTAGTGCCTTTTTCCTGTAACTTGATAATATCTCGTTCTATTTTGAATTGAGATTCAGTCAGTCTACCTTTGGTCTTTAGTAGAGATATCTGTTTATCTAAGTTACCTATAACGTCTTTACTTGAACCGCCTGCGAATTTGTCCAATACACCTCCGCCTACAGTGTCTCCACCTATACCCATCCCCTTCATTACCTTTTGTAATTCGGCTACCCAACCGCTTAGTTTTTCATCGCTCATACCTCCAATGTTTGCACCACCAATACCAAGAGGGCCTTTACCACCTACTACGTCGCCTCTATTGCCATACAAAAATGAACCTCTCGCTCTTTCCCTCCAATCTCTGTCATTTGTGATTTGCGCAGCCAGTTCATTAGCTCTGTTTGGATCTTTCGCTCTAATTGCATCCAAACTTTGACCTAGTGAGCGTTCGGCAGTTTGACGACTTAGAACTTCGGTCATCATGCGAAGCATGTCCGCAAGAGGGCCAGCTACAAGTAACTGAAGCTGTGTAGTTAATATGGCCCACTGTCTTGCAGCCTCCTTACTATTTTCACCCAATTCTTTTAATTGACCTACAGCATTTACACCCAAAGACTTAGCCAAATCGTCGCTCAAAAGTTTTGCTAACTCAGTTTGTTTTCCCTGCTTCATTAAGGATCTAGCTTGGGCTTCAACCGCATCCGAACTAAACAAAGTTCTCTTCGTCATTATGTCGAAAGTTCCCTTAGTTGTAGTCAACGCTTCGCCTAATTCTCTGGTGCTCTGTACTACAGCATTAACTGCGGCTACGGCTGCTCCTGCGG